CACCGGGTGCACGTGGTCGGCGACGACCGGCGCGGCGGTGGTGCCCGCCGATGTCGGCCCGGCGTACACGGCGGCGGGCGGCAGGTCGTGGCCGATCTCGTCGAGCACGGGCACCACGTCGCGGATGAAGATCGACTCAAGCTTGGCCAGCGCGCCGGTCGGCTTCCAGGTGCCCGCGGCCACCGCGGCGGCGGAGATGAAGGTGAGGGCGGCGTTGGCGGCGATGGTGCGCGCGTTCGCGCCGGAGGGGTTCAGAAGCGCGGTGCCCACGCCGTTGGCCGCGGAGAAGAGCGCCAGCAGCAGCGCCTTGAGCGGCTGCGGCCAGGAGGCCTTGGTGACCAGGGCGACCAGGAGCGGCAGCAGGCCGCCGACGAGCAGGGACAGCAGCGAGAGCCGGTCCACGTGATCTCCTAAAGATCACTGCCACGAGCAAGCTACGTAGTGGGTTGTGCGTACAGGAGCTGATAGGGAACGCCCGCGGGGACGGCCTGGGATACCAACCCATTCAGACGGTAGTTCAGGGCGCGGTAGTCGCGGTAGTAGTGGCTCGGGGAGGCGTACGCGGCGCCCTCCCACAGGTAGTCGGGGGAGGGCAGGGAGGCGTCGAAGTAGTCCCCCAGCACCGTGCCCTCCTCGGTCAGCTCGTCGTCCACCCAGAAGCTGACGGTGCCCACGCCGCTGACCCACTCGCTGGAGGGGATCTGGGCGATGACCGAGACGTTGCCGCTGGAGGTCAGCGGCACCGGGTAGGTCACCGACAGGCGGATGAACCCGTTGTTGACGTTCGCCGGATTCGCCAGCGCGGTGAGCGTGGAGCTGCCGCTGATGTACGTGTTCGAATCGATCTGCGCGGTGATCACGACCGGCGGGCATCCGGCGCCGAGCAGCACCCACAGCGAGGAGGTGTAGGTCTTGCCGGGGGTCAGGCGCGCCAGCCCGCGCCCGGCGGTGTAGGTGAACACGTCGTCGCGGGTGCCGATCTGCGGCACCGTGCTTCCCGAGGACCAGGTGGCCGTCAGCTTGCCCGCGCCGGGCAGCGCGCGCCCCACGGCGCCGTCCCACACGAACGTCGGGGAGGTGCCGCCGGTGGCCCAGTAGCCGTTGGTGGTGCTCGCGAAGGAGGGGTTGGCCACCAGGTTGACCCGGTTGGCGCGCACCGTGATGTTCTGCTGGCGCGCCGGGGTGAACGCGGACGGGCCGATCGAGAGGGAGGGGATCCCGGCGGTGACGCGGTGCACGTCCGCGTACGCCACCTCCCCGTCGTTCACGCCCGCGGCCACGATGTGCGGGCACACCGCGGCGTACGCGGTGTTCGTGGGGGCCACGGCGTCCGCGGTGGACTGCTGCCAGGTGTAGCCGCCGGGGTGCGTGGCGTACGCGGTCATCGACCAGGTGCCGATCGCGTTGCGGTTGGAGTCGAAGAAATGAAGGCCCGCGGTCCACTGCGCGCCGGTGCGCGGCAGCGCGACGTACACCGAGCCGTGGTAGAGCTGCCCGGCCACGGCGGGGACCATGGACAGGTCGGTGGGCCACATCGCGTAGGTGCTCACGGTGACCGGGTCGGAGGAGGCGTTGACCAGCTTCCCGGCCCACGAGCCGACCAAGGCGCGGTCCTGGCTGCGGGAGATCACGGCGTCGTGCAGCTGCCCGGTGTAGCACAGCCGCGCGCGGTAGTCCGCGGCGTCGGCGGGCAGCAGGTTGGCGTTGTTGACCGCCTCGATCTGGGCGCCGGTGATCGCGGTGGTGGTCGAGCCGGACCAGACGGCGCGCTGCGCGGCGTTGGCCGCGCCGTTCCACAGCGTGCCCAGCGCGGTGGTGTACGTGGCAGGCGCCGTGGCGGCGGTGTAGGCGCGTCCGTTGGGCACGCCCGCGGCCACCGAGAGCAGGCAGGAGACCGCCGGATCCACGTCGGTCGGATCGAAGATCGCGAAGTCGGCCATCGCGCCGAGCGGGTCGATCAGCGCGGGGTTGGCGTCACCGCCGGACTGGCTGGAGCCCGCGGCGCTGATCGACTGCGGGGTTCGCAGCACGGTGCCCGCGGCGCTGCCCTGCGAGTAGGAGGCGCCGGACGCGGAGTCGTTGATCGTCGGCATCAGAACACCTGGTCGTAAAGGCCGTGATTCTTGGCCGTTGAGTTGAAGGAGTCGGTCACGGTCGTGATCAGGACGGGGGCCGCCGAGCCGCCGGGGTAGGCGTAGAGCTTGATCGTGGAACCCACCGCCTGGATGTAGGCGCGGGTGCCCACCGGCAGGCGCGTGTAGGTGGCCGCCGTCGTGAGCACCCCGGCGACCATTTTCTGGATCTTTCCGCGGCTGGCCATCCAGTAGTTGCTGGTGTCGCTGAGGCGAAAGAGGATCCCGACGTCCTCCACGGCCGCGTTGGTCACATCCGTGGTGAAGGTCACCCCGACGCAGCAGTCCGAGCGGGCGTCGGCCACGTACAGCAGCTTGATCTTCTGGGCGCCGGACCACGCGGTGTTCTTGCTCAGCGCCCCGGCGCTCACCTGCCAGAAGCCCACCGGGTTCCCGGTCCAGCTCAGCCCCAGGGTGTTGCCCGCGGTGCCGTTCACCTCCGGCAGGCTGGCCACGAACCGCTGGTAGAGCGGCAGGGCGACCACGGCGCCGGTCGGCGACATCCCGCAGGGCACCGCGATCAGCGCGCCGTTGGCGTCGTACCACTCGATGCCCGCGTACACGGTGGCGCTGTAGACGCCCCCGGCGACGAAGAACGAGCCGCAGTACCCGGGGTTGGGGGAGCCCACGTACTCCCACGCCGCGTTGGTGTCCGGCACTCCCGGGGGCGCCTGCCCGGTCGAGCCGGTGGGGGTGGTGAACTGGCTGGCGCCGTAGACCACGTTGCTGCCCGGCGCGTACGCGGTGGCCGCGTCCCAGGTCGGCAGGAAGTTCAGCGGTACGGCCGAGAGCGCCAGCAGCCCCTTGTCGGGGCTGGTGTAGGAGGAGAACGCCCAGGTGCCCGGCGCGGGCGGCTGCACGTTCGTGTTGGCCACCAACGCCTGGTACTGACGAGTGTCCGGCGCGGTGACGATGGCGCCCGCGTTGTACCCGGTCAGGGCGCTCCACGTCAGGATGCTGGGGTACTCGGCGCAGGACAGCGCGTTGACGCCCGAGCCGGTGGGCGAGGCGATGAGCCAGGTCTGGTTGGCGATGGGCAGCGTCACGATCAGCCTCCCAGGTATCCGGTGGCCAGGGTCATCGTGGTCAGCGGCGTCCAGGTGCCCATGCCGCCGGTCACCGGGTTCAGGTACGTGGTGTTGTCGGTGGAGGCGGCGGTGACGGTCCACTGCGCCGCCGAAGTGGACGCGCCGGTGGGCGGATTGCCCGGGGGGTAGAGCACGGGGCTGCCGCTGATCGTCACCAGGGCGAACGCGAGGTTGTACGCGCTGGCGGAGGCGTTCTTGGCGGTGCACTGGAAGACGAAGGTGTGCGACCCGGCGGACAGCGCGGTGGGGAAGGTGGTGACGTTCCCGTAAATCAGGGTGCTGGTGTAGTACATGTCGATCGACGGCCCGTAGGGCACCGCGGGCGGGTGGTAGCCGAAACCGCCGTGGACCGTGGCGAAGTGCGCGACCTGCACCGCCGCCCCGTCAAGCGTCGCCGAGATGATCCCGTAGTCTGGGCCGGACGCGGTGGTGATAACCGCCTGGTAGGAGCCGTTGGCCAGGACAGTGAACGGGACGGTGATCGTCGCAGGGGCGGAGGCGGAGGTCTCCTTGACCACCGTCGTGCCGGTGACGCTCGTGGTGGCCAGCGCGTTGGGGGAACCGACCACCGAGTCGGCGACGTAGTTGGCCTGGGTGATCGACAGGTTGAAGCCGGTGCAGGTGTAACGGGCGCCGAGGTAAACCACCTGGTCGCCCAGCTGGTAGGGCTCCGCGGGGTTCCACGCCATCGCCGGGGGGCTCAGGAACGCGGACTGGTCCTGGGAGAGCATCAGGTTCGCGCCGGTGGCCACGTTCGCGGCCAGGCCGGTGGCCGCGGCGATGGTGTCGCGGATCCCGGCGGTGGTGCCGCGCTCCTGGTTGATCTTCGCGGCTTTGAGGGCGCGCAGCCGCTGGAAACGCGCGGACGCCCCGATCTCACTGCTCAGACCCAGGGTCGCGCTGATCTCGTAAAGGCGGTCCTGGCGGGTGGTGGTGACGTCGTAGACCTCAAGCAGGTCGTCCAGTTCGGTGTTGGCCTGCGCGAACCCGAAACCCAGGATGTCCAGGAACTGTGTCAGTTCACTGTCGACCGTGATCGTGTCGGTGGAGATGCCGGGCAGGATCTTGTAGGGGGAGGGGACCAGGGAGTCCAGCAGCGCGCCGTAGCCGTAGTCGCGCACCGCCAGGCAGGAGACCGACCCGGCCGGGCGGTAGAGGGTGGTCTCGCTGGTGGCCAGCCACACCGCGGAGTTCGTGCCCGGGGTCACGTTCGTGGTGATCGGCGCGACGCAGTACCACACCGACCCGCCGTAGCCGACCCGGTCCCCGGCCACATAGGTCAGCGCCGCGGACCACGCCGTGAACGGGGAGGCGAGAAACAGGGTGTAGTACCAGTAGCCCGGCGGCAGGTCGACGTCGTCGTAGAGGGTGTGCGTGCCGGTGCTCGGCCACACCGCCAGGATCACCCCGTCGGTCACGGCGACCGGGTAGCCGTACTGGGAGCGCACCAGGGTCAGGCTCGTCCAGTCTGACAGGGGCGGGCTGTCCCAGGACAGGGTGACGCGCCCGTAGTCGCTCTGCACCGCGGCCAGGTTCGCCACCGTGTAGTCGATGTCCAGGTCGGTGCCGTAGAGGGCCTTGCCGTAGACGTCGACGCCGTAGGTGGCCACCTCTAGCTCACTCCGGGCAGCGCGCGGTTGTAGGTGGCCTGGATCGTCGCGGTACCCGAAAGGCCGCCGTTGTACTGGCCCAGCGCTACAGAGAACAGGTCGCCGTGGTGCAAAGCGCCGTGCCACGTGAAGTTCAGGTAATGCTCCATCACGTAGAAGGGCGCCCAGGGGTGCACGGAGGTCTGCGTGGCGGCGACCGCGCCGTTGATCGAGAGCTGGCACAGCACGCGCTGGAAGGCCATGGGGACCGGCAGGATGCCCATGAGGTTGTTGGCGTTCTGCGCGGCGTTCAACGCGAACACGTCGACGGGGCCGGAGAAGGCCACCGAGATGGTGTACCAGCCGCCCAGCACGCACAGCAGGTTGGCGCCGTGGCTCCACATGCCCCCGGGGTCCTGGCTCGGCGGGGTGGCCCAGGTGACGGTGGTGAAGTTGGTGGTGTTGCCCGCCGTCAGCGCCCCCGGGGTCACCCCGCCCTGCTGGAGCGAGAGCACGGGTGTGGACCACCCGTTGGACGCCGCGAACGACAGGATGTTGAGCTGGTCCTGGAGGGAGGTGAGGGTGGCTTCGTGGCTGTCCATGCGCTTGCCCAGCGAGGTGTAACCCACCGTGGGCTTACCGGTGGGCGCGTAGGTCAGCGGGTTGACGCCCACGGTGCGTTCGATCGCGCCGACCTCGTCCTGGAGGGCGTTGACGTCACCGGCGTCGATCGTGGTGATGTCGTCCTGCTTGAGGGTGAAGGTGCGCACCGCCCCGGGGTAGACCGCGGTCATCAGATGCCTCCGGTGGCGTTGAGGGTGAAGGTTCCCGCGGCCGGGCACTCCCACGCGCGGAAGAACGCGTCGAAGGTGCCGGACTGCGGTAAGTCGGCGCGCGCGTAGACCGGCACGTTGACCAAGGAGACCCCGGGCACCGCGTCAATGGCCGCGTATACGGCGGAAAGCGGCATGAGCATCCCGAAGTCGGTGTTGTCGGCGGAGAAGAGCGTCTGGAGGGCCTGGGTGACCGCGCCGAGGGTGACCGCGCGCGAATAGGTGGGCTGCACCACCAGCTGCACCGGGGCGGAGGGCGAGCCGATGTTGACCCCCACGACGCTGCCGCTCTGGATGTTCACGCTCATCCCGGCCATCGCGCGGGGGGCCACCGCGTTCTGGGCCGCGGTGATCAGCGCGGAGGTGGGTGCGGCGCGCTGGGCGGCCAGGATGTAGATGGTCACCGCCCCGGGACCGGACATCAGGGCGCTGGCCTTGGACACCGCCGGAACGGAGAGCGCGGCGTCGGCGTAGTCCTGCAAGGTCACGGCGCGCTGCTGGGTGCGCCACGCCCGCGGGGCGTTGATGCGCACCGAGGCCAGGGACTCGGGGTCCGCGCCGCCGGTGGTGGTGGAGGAGGAGGCCACCGTCACCCCGGGTACGGCGTGCGCCAGGTCGGTGATCGAACCGGAGGCCAGGTTGCCGTACGCGCCGCCGCCGATCTTGTAGCTGGCGGAGATCACCACGCCGGAGGGCGGGATCGCGCCGTTGACCCCGTCGCCGAACTCGATCAGGCTCGCGCCGTTGGCGTCGGTGCCCAGCGCGTAGACCTGGTCGGTGGGGCCTGCTTGCAAGAGGCTGTCGATCCGGTTCCACACGCTCGGCCCGGCGGGCAGCTGCACGATCAGGGTGAGGGTGTCGGGCAGCAGCGGAGAGGTCGGCAGGGTGAAGGACTGCCCGGCCACGCCGCTTGAGACATCCAGGTCCACCACGCTGAAGTTGGTGCTCGCCGGTACGCCGATCGCCACGCTCAGGGTGTAAGTGCCCTGATCCGCGCCCTCGGTGACATTCGCCGTCACACTGCCGCCCGCGGGCGGGACCGTGGTGTCGCTGTCCAGTTCGAAGGTGACCACCCCGTCGATCGCGCTCTGGTAACCGGTGATCAGCGCGGTGCCCGCGGGCAGGAGGGTGGAGCTGCCCACCGCGGGGTCGGAGACCAGCGTGACGGTGCCGGTGGCGGCGATGGCGGGGGAGGGGACGTAGCCGATCAGCGCGGCCAGGTTCACGATGCTCGCGCGCTGGCTCGCGGTGGCCAGGAACGCCTCATTCGCGATGCGGTCCTGGTAGTAGGACAGGATGTCGCCGACGTAGCTGACCATGTCGGTCATCAAAACGCCGAAGTCCCCGGCCTCGCGCGCCGTCCACTGCGGCATCGTCAGCGCCGCGTACGCGAACAGGGACTGCTGGAAACCGGCGAAATCCTTGGATGTGTAATCAACGACGTTCGGCAGCGGCGTGGCCACGCGTCGGTGCCTCCCGTCCCAATACGGCGGTTACGAGCAGGCTCCGAATATGGTGGTACTTACAACAGTCTAGAAGCGGGGCTCAGCGCGGTGTAGTGCTGGCGTAGTCGGTCACGTCCCCGCCCGAATCGATGAACACCGTGGCGTACCCGCCCGCCCGCCCCTGGGCGACGTCCGCGCGCGTGGCGTCGGCGAGCACGGCCGCGACGCCGGTGTTGGCCGGGTTCATCACCGGGGTCACCGACCTGAGCACCGCGCCGGGCTCGTAGACGCGCATCGCCTGGGTCAGCTCGTGCGCCAGCTGCGTGCCGCTCATCGGGTCGTTCCAGTCGAACAGGATCCGGGCGGTATCCACGCCGAACCCGGCGGCTGCCACCCGCGCGCCGGGCTGGGTGGAGGCCAGAGCGGTGACCCGGTCGCGCAGCTGCGAGGTGGCCGAGGGCTGGATGCGCACGGAGCCGGTCGCGTCGATGGCGAAGGGCAGCGCGGCGGCGACGGGCTGCGGCATGGGGGCCTCCTTAGATCGTTGAGTAGGACAGCGGCAGGCACAGCGTCAGCGTGCCGGTGAAGGTGATCGTGGCGCCGTGCAGGGTGGCCGCGCCGGTGGTATCCAGCTTCAGTCCGCCCACCGCCGCCAGCGCGGAACCGGGGTAGTAGAGCACCGCGACGTTCAGCGGTGGGCCGCTGCTGGCCGGGGCCAGCGCGGCGGGCACGGTGAACAGCGCCGCGCCGTCGCCTTGCGGGGAGGTCGTGGTGGTGATGGCGCCGCGCCATTCGACCTTCCCGGCCGGGCCGGTGCGGTAGGAGGCACCCGCGCCCGACCATCCGGCCGCCAGCCACGCAGAAGGCACCGCGCTCCACGGCGACCAGGTGGCGGCGGCGTGGTACACCGGCTTGGAGGGGTCGCCGGTGTCGAAGCAGACCCACACGGTCGAGCCCACCGCCGGGGGCGGGCCGTAGGTGCGCGCCGTGGGCGCCGCCCAGGTGGACACCGCGGACCCGGTGACCTGCGGTATGAGGACCTTGATGCGGCCTAGACCCAGGGGGTCGTTGCCGGTGACCACCTGCGCTTGGTAGACGGCGGCGTTCACGAGGTGCCCCCGTAGCTGGCGGCGCGCCAGCGCCCCCCGAGAAGGAGCATGGCGCCGGGTGGGGGCGCCGCGGGGCGCGGAGTGCTCAGCGTCAACGCGTTCTCCTGGTCGCGTCCCAGTTCCAGGTCCGTGTGGTAGGTGTTGCGCAGCGCGGTGACCGGGTCCAGGGTGATGCGGTGCACGGCGCTGGTGATGCGCCACGCTCCGCTCTCCGCGCCGGTCAGCGCGTCGCCCGCCAGGTTCACCGTGCGCCCCGGGCGCAGCGCGGTGTGCCCGTCCACCGTGGCGCTGGCCGCCACCCAGTAGCGGTGGTTGGCCGCGGACGCGGTGGCCACCGAGACGGCTTCGGCGTAGGAGGAGGCCACGGAACCGGTCACGACGCGGGTGAAGGCGGGGACGCTTGAGCCGGAGGGGGCGGTGCGCAGCGGGGTGGCCTTCGCGGTGGCCAGCTGCCCGGAGGCGGAACGCAGGGTACTGACCGTGTGCGCGGTGAGGTACGCCCCGGAGGGGTCGGTTTCCCCGGTGGTGGCGTGAAACGCCGAAAGGGTGTCCCACACCCCGGGGTGCGCGTCACGCCGGAAGAGCGGCGCGCTGGCGCCCACGGGGGTCAGGCTCACGGCGGGGTCCACGAAATACAGCAGGCTGTTGTCGACCCAGCACTGGAAGCCGACCTGGCGGGCGAGATCCTGGAGGAAGGTGAAGTCGCTCTGCGCCGCCTGCGTCTTGGCGGGGAACAGCCGCGGGCACGCGGTGGTGTAGACCGCCAGCTGGTTGGCGGCGGCCACCTGACGGGCGATGGAGGAGGCGGTGGCCGAGAGATACGTGCGGCTGGTCGCGGACTGCATGACGTAGGACGCGCCGGTCAGGGTGTACTGCACCGGCAGTGTGGTGATGCCGGGAAGGTGGGAGACGGCCTGGGTGTGCAGCTGGCGGTGGGAGGCGACATAGCCGTAGAAGTCGTAGCTGTCCGCGCCGGAGGAGCCGTAGGTCAGGTGTACCGCCGCCCCGTCCGGGATGATCATGGATGAGGGTACTGACTGCTCCAGCACCGTGCGGTCCGCGGTGACGGGGGTCAGGATCGTCAGCTGCGCCACGGCGTGCTCCCCGGCGCACAGCCGGATCTGCGCGTCGATCGGCAGCCGGTGCGT